ACGTCAACATACGCTTACAGCGCCTTGACAGCAACGCCAACTGGTGGAAGTAGTGCAAACCTTATCCTCTTGATTACCAAATCACCTGGAACCTGGGGTAATGACTTGTCTGTTGATTACACCTTTGACACAGAAACACTGACAGACCTGTCATCAGCACCGAAGATTACCAAGAATTCGCTGTTTACTTTGACAGTTAAACTTGATGGTAGCGAAGTAGAACGCTGGTCAAATCTTTCTGTTGACCCTGCTAACTACCGTTATGTTTCAACCGTTCTTGACCTTTACTCGTCATATGTTAGTGCTTCAACTGTAGCAACTGTGGCTAGCAATGCAACTCTTACCGTAACTGGTATTGGTGTTGATGACTACGTAACAACTACTACGTTCTCCAACGGTTCTGAGGGAGTGGGTGCAATTGATTCCGTTGATTGGGCTACTGCTCTTACCCGTCACGAAACCATTACATCGGGACTCTTGTTTAACCTTGTTGGGCAAACCTCATCAACAATTATTAACAATGCCATTACGGTGATGTCAACTCGTGGAAACTCGTTGTTGATTGTTGATACCCCACTAAACGCAACAAACAAGCAAGCACTTGCTGACGCAGTACAGCCTTACACCAAGTCTGGTTTCGCAGCAGTTTACGGTCCAGCAATGAAAATGTTTGACCCAACAAAAACTGGTGCTGCCGCTATCCGCAATACCTACCCAGGTGGTGCGGTTCTTGGTGCAATGGTTCGTTCAGAAGTAACCCGTGGTGTTGCTAAAGCACCTGCTGGCTATAGTTTGGACATCCGAAACGTGTATGGTTTGGTAGCAAACCTTACAGAAACCGAACAAGGTAACTTGTACAAGGATAGCCAATTAAACCTCTTTAACGTAGTTCCAGGCGTTGGAGTAATTATCAATGGTTCTCGCACCTTGGCACGTAATACTTCTGAGAAGTACATCACAGTTCGCCGTTCACTTAATTACCTTAAGGACCTTCTTAAGGAAAGCACTCAAAGCGCTTTGTTTGAACCAAACGATGAGCGTTTGTGGGCAGACCTTACGGTGCGTGTTTCTTCACTCCTGAACACCTTCTGGGCTTCAGGTGGTTTGAAGGGCCGTACTTCAACGGAAGCATTCTTTGTCCGTTGTAACTCAACTAACAACACGCAAAACGATATTGAAAACGGAACAGTAAACATTGAGGTTGGAGTTGCATTGCAGTCACCAGCCGAATTCATCGTAATCACCATCAGTCAATGGACTGGTGGAAGCACCGTCACCACGAATATCTAGGAGATATCAATGGCAACAAGAACACAGAGGACCGACCCTCTACGCAACTTTAAATTCACAGTACGCTTTACACCTATTGGTCCAGCCTTGACTAACTACCTAACTGGTATTGGTGACCTTGGCTTTGCTCAAGTAGGTGGACTCTCAGTTCAGAACGAACTGATTGCTTACCGTGAAGGTGGGATGAATACTCACCCACACAAGATGGTTGGGCAGTCAGACTTCCCAGCAGTGTCATTTGCTCGTGGTGCTTTTGCGTCACAAGACCAACTTTGGAAGTGGACCAAGTTCATGCATGCATGGGTTGGTGGAACAGGTACAGAAGGTTTTGACCAAGGTGCTAAGGGTGACGAAACTAACTACCGTTGTGACGTAACCGTTAAAGTTTACGACCACCCATACACAGCATCTGGTGTTCAGTACCAGTACGACAACACAGCAGACAGAAACGTAATACCAGGAAACGTAAAGTTGGCATTTAGGTTGTACAACTGCTGGCCTGGTGCATACGGTCTAAGTGACCTGAACGCTGGAGACAACGGAATTATGATTCAGCAAATGAACCTTCACCATGAGGGTTTCCAAATTGCATGGCAACCTGAAGAAATCTCTGCATTGACTGGTGAGCAGGCACTGCTAGCATAATTAAACTTAAGTAATTAAAAAAAATACAAGTAGGAGAAAACATGGATAACAACGCACAAGCAATGTCGCTTAACGCTGCAATTACTGACCCAACACCCCGTATGGAAATAGTTCCATACGGAAAAATTGAACTGTTTCGTGGACTTAAAAACCAGGAAACAGGGGAGTGGGAAACAACTGCATTTGTAAAAGAATTAAACGGTGAAGACGAAGAAGCACTTGCTGCGCTTGAGTCTGATGACGACCTTTTGTACGCACAGTACATGTCCCATCTGCTCAAGCGCAGTGTTGTTTCCATTGGAAATATAGACATTACAAAGAATCCAGGGTTGGTTGACAACCTAATTATTGGTGACCGAGATGCTTTATTTTTGGAAACAGTTCGTGCTACTTACGGAATCTTTCGTGAATACCAAATTATTTGCCCACATTGCGTTAAATCAAACGATGTACAAATTGACTTGAATGACTTCCCAGTAAAGAAGTCAGATAAAGACCCAAAGGAACCGCTTAAGGTAACTCTAAAAGATGGAACAATTATGCAGTTCAATCTTGTTACTGCAAGTGACAGTCAGTTTGTAGGACTAAAAGCAAGAAGCATTCCTGAGCAAAATACGTTTTTAATTGCTCGTTGTGCTGTTTGGGAAGAAGGTAAAAAGCCTGCTGACCCTGTTGCATGGGCTAAAAAATTGGGTATGAAAGACCGAGCAAAGATTGTTGAAGCACTATCTGAAGCACAACCAGGGCCAGAAATCAAGGAGGTGGAAGCCCTCTGCGCCCATTGCGAGCAACCATTCCCAATCATGCTCAACTGGGCCGCACTTTTATTCGGCTGATTTAGTAGTACTATATTGGGAGTACGATACGATTGCCACGGTTTACAAGGGCTTCACGCTCAAGGATATTAAGACGATGACAGTACGCCAAAGAGCGTATTGGTCAGCAATGAGCAAATGGCGTAAACAGGAGTAATCATGGCTAAGAACGAACCTGACCTCTCAGGCAACGGTAAGGGTATCCCTAAAGGCAGTGCTACTGCTGACGTTCGTGCTCGCTTCAAATTAGATACAACTGAGTTTAATAAAATAAGTGCTGGTATCAAGGAGATGAAAGCCTCCTTCCAGTATCTTAACCAACAACTCCCAAACATTAATACCAAGTTAGAGAAGACACTAAAACTTCTTCAAGGTATTTCTAAGATTAATCCTGGGGCTCTTGGCGCTGGTGGAGGCGCAAACCCAGCAACTGGTGCTATCCCAGACAACCCAGTACCTGCATTAACTGGCTCAGTAATCAATGACGCTTCAGCAGCCAACGCAATTCAAAGCGCTAAAGGCCACACCATAATCATTGGTGGTGGTGGTGGTCGTGGCGGTGATGGTGACGGGGGAGGACTAACACCAGTTAAGGGTCTTAGGACAGCACAAGCATTAACTGCTGTTAATGCTGCTATTCAAGCATTAGATAACCGTATTACTTCTAACTATGACCGTTCATTAAGCGCTGACAAACTGGCTGTGTCCTACCAACAGCGCATGGGTATTACTCAAAACCAGTACTACCATCAAATGCGTAAACCTCTACAAGGTGAGCGTTTAGGATACGGCGGTATTAACGAACTTCTTGCGTTGCAGGCAAGCACTGGTATTGATGCCCAAAAGAATGCCGCAGGTATGGCAGGTCTTCGTGCAGTATCTGGTTACTCATTGAGCACAGGTGATATGGCATCAATGGCTCAAACACTTGGTTCTGCTCAAGTAAACAACCGAATGACCATGATGCTTGGTACTGGTCTTTATGGCCCTGGTGGGCAACAACGGTCAATGGACCAAGTAATCAAGGACATTACACAACGTACTGGTCTTACTAACGAAAAGATGTTGGCAGGTGCTCGTCAACAAGGTTCTGCCACACGTGCTCGTTTGTTGGCATCTGGTGTTCCTGAAGACATGGTTGACCTTGTTCTTGATTACGCAGAATCAAATGTGCAGTATCAGAAAAAGGGTGGGAAGGGAATGTATGACCCTTCCAAAAAGTCACAACGAAAGATGATGGGAATTGAAGACAACTTTGCTACACAGGCTGAAGAAACTGCCCGAACAAAAGAAGGAAGGGATGAAGACTTCTATAAGCGTCAGTCTGACAACTTTGCACAAATGGAAAAGAATACTCAGGCTGTAACTAAAGCATTAGGAAAACTTGAAGAAGTACTTTCTCCATTAATTGGAAAACGTATGGACTTTAAAGGAGGGATGGTAGAAAAAGGTATTGGTGGAGCATTGATGGGAATTGGTGCTATGAGCATGAGCAATCCTGCTACCTTTCCACTAGGAATGGCAATGACAATGCTTGGTGGCTCAATGTTCCGAGGTGACCCTGCTGTTGAACCAGGCTCTGCTGGAAACCAAGCAGCCTCTAATGGTAAGAGTGTTCCTGTTGGTTACGGAAAAGGAAACCGTGTACCTCTTTCATCATTAGGTAATGTTCCCACGTTTGGAAAACTTAATGCAACATTTAAAGACCGATTACTTCGTATGTTTGCAGAAAACCCTAACGTAGGTATTGGTGAAGGTTTCCGTAGTCAAGAAACACAAAGCCAACTGTTTAACTCTCGCTACAGAGAAGTAACAGATGGAAGCAAGGGCGATGTTACTTGGAACGGTAAAGAATACAAACTTATGACAGGTGCTCCAGCAGCACCTCCAGGTCGTTCTATGCACGAACTTGGTTTGGCTGCCGACCTTATTGGAGATGTTGATTGGGTTGTTGCTAACGCAGAACGCTTTGGTCTTAAAACATTTAAAGATGTAAACGGAGAAAAGTGGCACGTACAACCTAACGACATCCCTAACTCACGTTACGAGTATGAGAAGCAAGGCTCACCGTGGGGTACTCCTGCTGGCGTACAAAAAGGTAGTTGGGATGGAATTGGTCCTGACTTTGTTGGTGACAAATATGTTTCTGCTGGAGGAGTAGAA